GAAAACAACGAATTTGCAGGGGTAGAAGCCATTAGCGTGGTCGACAACCCGGCTACGGAGGAATTGTTTATCGCATTAAACGAACAAAAGAAAATCGAACTTGCCGAAGTAGACAAAGACAAAAGGATTTTAATGGGTTGCGCTCTTGTTCCAAACAAGCCAATTTATAGAATTGACCCAAAAACAGAAAAGGAATTTTACGTTTATTTTTCATCTAAAACAGTACGCAAAGCATCTGAAATCTTTTTCAAAAGATCGAATCAAGCAAACGCCACATTAGAACATGATGTTGAATTAAATGGAATGACTGTAATTGAATCATGGATTGTTGAAGATCCTAAAATGGATAAATCAAATTTATATGGTTTAAACGCTCCAAAAGGTGCATGGATGATTTCCATGAAAGTAGATGATTTAGAAATTTGGGAAGATTATTGCAAAAATGGAAAAGTACGTGGTTTTTCTATTGAGGGATTTTTTGCGGATAAATCAAAATTAAACATGGGATCAGATCGCGTTGTGGAACAAAGTGAATTAAACGAAATTATAGCACAAGAAGAATTAAACAAAATTGTAAACTATCTAAATCAAAGTAAATGAACAACGAAAAATTACGGCATTATGCAGGTGCCATAGGCGTCTTTGTATTAATTATCTGTTTAATGATGTTTCTAGCCTATAAAGAAATCCCTTCTACTAATAAGGATATTTGGGTTAGTGTTCTAGGAATGATAGTCGGGTCAATAGGTGCTATTATAGCGGTTATTGTTGGTCGTGATCCTGACAGGGAAAACCAATTGCAGAAAAAAGTAGATAGTCAAACAACGCAAATTGATTTTTTAATTAAACAAAAAGATGAATTAGAATCCATGTTGATTAAAATGCAAGAATCTTTAATTGATAATATGACAATATTTGGGACATCTTTATTTGACGGATTAAATAAAGATAAAAATTGTGGCACTTGTAAAAACTTGAAAAAATGAAATGGATAAGCAGAAAAAATTATTATAGAAATAGAACATCTCCCATTGGTGGTAATCGCGCTTGTTTATGCGAGGATAATACTTACCATTTAAATTGTTGTGATGGTTCAAATTATGCGCAAGGAGTTGGTAAAACTGAATCGGTTAATAACTAATCCATAACACTTGCTGTTTTAATTGTTATATATACGAGCAAAATTATCTTATGAAACCAACCGAAATATTATCAGACATCAAATCCCTTTTGGGAATTGAGTTGAGCGAAAAAACTAAAATTGAATTAGCGGCTGAAAAACTTGCAAATGGAACGGAAATACAAGCCGAAAAATTTGAAAGTGGAGAAGCTGTTTTCATTGAAACAGAAGATGAATCAGTTCCACTCCCACAAGGAGAATATGAATTAGAATCTGGAAAAATCTTAGTTGTCGTTGATGAAGGTGTTATTGACACTATCAAAGACGCTGAAGAAAAAGAAGAAGTAGCGGAAGAAGTTGAAGCAACTGAAGAAGAAGAAAATGAAGAAGAAAAAATGGAGTACGTTTCTAAGCAAGAATTTTCTGATGCAATAGATGAAATCAAAGCAATGATCGATGGATTAGCTCCAAAAGAAAAAGAAGAAGAAGTTGAAGCATCTGAAGTTGTTGAAACGGAAATGGCTGCTCAACCACTAATTCATAATGTAGAAAAAGAAGTTGAAAAATTTCAATTTGCTTACCAAAACAACGTTCGACAAGATCGCAACGATAGAATCAAATCAATACTAAATAATTTATAAAATGGGATTAACAATCACAAATTCAAGTTATGCGGGAAAACACGCTGGGGAATACCTAGCGGCTGCACTGCTAACAAATGACACCGTAGCAAAAGGCGGAGTTACAGTAAAGGCAAACGTTCTTCATAAAGAAGTTTTGAACGTTATGTCTACAGGAGGAAATTTAATCACTAACGCAACTTGTGATTTTACAAACAGCGGATCTGTTTCTATGGTAGAAAAAATTCTACAAGTAGAAGACTTTCAAATTAATCAAACGATTTGTAAATCCACGTTTGCTAACGATTGGCTAGCTGCTGAAGCAGGATTTTCAGCCCACCGCGAACTTCCCGATACATTTGAAAAATTTATCATTCAAGAATTTGCAGGTCAAATTTCTGACAACATTGAAACAACTCTTTGGGGTGGTGTAAATGCAAATGGTGGACAATTCGATGGATTATCTACTTTAATGGCTGCGGATTCAGATGTAATTGATGTTACAGGAGCGGCATTAACGGCTTCTAATATATTAGATCAAATGGCAAATGTAGCTTCTGCAATTCCATCTCAAATCTTATATTCTCCAAACATGAAGATTTATCTTTCTTCACGTGATATGCAGAAATTTACCCGTTCATTAGGAGGATTTAGTTCAGTTGGTGCAGCCGGTATCGACAACCAAGGTCCACTTTGGTACAACGGACAAGACTTGAAATTTGATGGAATTTCTGTCTTCCATGCGCCTGGGTTACCTGAAAACAGCATCGTAGCAGCTGAATCAACAAACCTTTATTATGGTACATCTTTATTAAGCGACGCTCAAGAAATCAAAGTAATTGATACTAGCGCAACTTTAGGAGATGATAACGTTCGTTTTGTAGCAAGATTTTCTGCTGGAGCTCAAATTGGAATTGGATCAGAGATTGTTTACAGAATAAACGCGTAACCAATAATTTATTAACCTTTTAAACTAAATAAACAATGAGCTGTGCAATATCAAAAGGACGGGCGCTAAATTGTAAAGATACCATCGGTGGAATAGAAGCCGTATGGTTTACAACTAATGATTTAGGCACGTTAACAATAGCAGACGGTGGAGAAGTGACCGCAGTAGCGGGAACATCCATCACAGCATTTCAATATGATGTTAAAGGGGCAAATGGATTGGAAACAACTGTAAACTCCTCTAATGAAACGGGAACAACATTTTTTGAAAGTGCATTAACTTTGCAACTTCCTAAAATGACTAAAGAAGATGCGAAGGAACTTAAATTATTGGCTTATTCAAGACCAAGAATTTTTGTAAAAACTCGCAATGGTGATGTACTATTAATGGGCGAAAAATACGGTGCAGAATTAACTGCCGGAAGTATTTCTAGCGGTCAAGCGCTTGGAGACTTTAATGGAATGAATTTAACATTCAATTCTTCTGAAGCAAATCCACCATTGTATGTTACGATAGCTAACGCAACGGATGTTGATCCATTTGCGGGAGAATCTGAAATTACTACAACTTTGGGAACTAACTCGTAAAAATACTTTTAGTTAATAATTGTGTGTTAACGGAAGGGGGTCGGCTTTAAATAGTTGACCCCTTTTTTATTAAAAATCAAAAATGATACAATTAACAAAATCTGACGCTAGCCAAACGATCTCATTTATACCGAGGTATTATAAAGAAAATGCTAGTTATACCGTTAAATTAACTTCTAATGATGAATTGAACGTAGTATTTAACCAAACTAGTAATCAATTTACTGCGGTTGATTACTATTATCAATATTCTAGCACGTTTGATCTTGATTTAGATACACGATATGTATTGAAAATTACTGAAGGTAATAATTTAATCTATCAAGATGTAGTGCTTTGCACGAATCAAACAACAAATTACAGCATCAACAAAAATGTTTTCGTATATAAATCAGAAAACGAAGATAATACAGACAATCAATTTATCCTTTATTAATGAAAGAATCAAACATTCATGTTATTGAGTTGAGTGAGTACACTCGACCAGAGATTAAAGAAGAACGCAACAAAGATTGGGTAACTATTGGAGATGACAATAACTTTTTTGGTTATTTAATTGATCGTTACCTCAATAGTCCGACTAATCATAGTATAATTAACGGAATTGTAGCACAAATTTATGGTAAAGGATTAGACGCGTTTGATTCAAATCGTAAAATCGATCAATTTGCGGCAATGAAATCGTTATTTAAAAAACAAGATTTAAAACGCTTAATTCTAGATTTAAAAGTGCTTGGAATGGGCGCGTTACAAATAACCTACAAAGGTAAAAAAGTAGACAAAGTAACTCATTTTCCAATGGACACCTTACGTCCTGAAAAAATGAACGAAAAAGGACAAATTGAGGCATGGTATTATCATCCAAATTGGGCAAAATATAAACGATCAGACAAGCCAGATAGAATACCCGCGTATGGAACTGGAAAACCCAATGAAATTTATATTGTTTCAAAATATATTCCATCAATGAATTATTTCAATTTATGTGATTGGTTTGGTTCGGTTTCATATTGTGAATTAGAAGAAAAAGTATCTGATTATTTATTAAATACGGTTTCAAATTCTTTTTCAGCATCAAAGCTAATTTCATTCAATGGCGGTATTCCGGAACGTCAAAAACAAATGGAAATTAAAAACGATGTAATTAGAAAATTAACATCACAACATGGAGATAAACTAATTGTTTCATTTAATCAATCAAAAGAAACAGCACCCGAAGTTATCGATTTACCGATTCCTAACGCGGCAGATACATATCAATATTTAAGTGAAGAATGTAGCCGTAAAATTATGATTGGACACCGCGTAACAAGTCCACTACTTATTGGATTACGAGATGGTAATTCCTCACTTGGTTCAAATGCAGATGAGATTGTTAACGCATCACGTTTATTTACTAACGTTACAATTAAACCTTATCAGGATCAAATAATTGAATGTTTAGAAGAAATCATGAGTAACAATGGCATTTCATTGGATTTATATTTTAAATCTCTTGAGCCTCTTGAATTTCGTGAAGTTAAAGATGAGGTAATTACAGAAGAACAAGAAGAAAAAATGACAACCCAATTAAGCGTTAAAAATCGCATGGGTAAAGAACAAGAACAAACTATAATTGAATGTTTAGAAGAATACGGCGAAGATTTCGACGAAGATCAATGGGAATTAGTTGACGAATCTCCCGCAGGTTCACACGAAGACGAAGAAAAATTAAATAATGTCATGGGATTTGCTATGAATTTTGCAAACGTACCCAATACCGCTAAACCTAATAAAAAGTCAACAATTGAACCTGATAAAGAAGAAGCGGGAATGTATAAACTTCGCTATTCTTATGAGGGAGAAATTGGAGATAATACAAGAGCATTTTGTGAAGCCATGATAAATAGAAATAAGGGCAAAAAATATGGTCATTTATATAGAAAACAAGACATTGATAAATTGTCATCATTGAAACCAAATAAAGGCATGGGAATCAATGGTGGCGATTATGTAGACATCTTTACTTGGAAGGGAGGTCCACGTTGTAAACATCTTTGGAAAAGAAGAATTTTTCTAAGAAAAAGAGATTCAGACGGAAATTTTTTAAGTCCATCCAAAAATCATGGAATGGGAAATGATAGAGCGGTAGGGAATGTTCCAATGGTTAGAAAAAAAGGTCAAGAAGGACAAAAAAACAGTGATCGAACGGATGAAGGATTTAATAAATAAAATTAGTCCATAACAACATTGAATTTTGTTGTTATATATATAGAAGAAAACTAAAATGGCAAAAGCACTATTTATATCAAGCAAAGAATTAAAGACGTTTACAACGTTAAATAATGGGGTTTCTCCGGATCGTTATTTAAGCGCAGTATATCTAGCACAAGAAATTCATGTCCATTCATTATTGGGAACGGATTTATATGAAAAAATTTCAACTGATATAGAAACAGCACAACTAAATTCAACCTACAAAGCCTTATTAGATGATTACATAAAACCAATTTTATTACAATATTCATTGGTTGAAATATTACCTCGGTTGCATTATCAAATAACGTCTAAAGGTATTTTAAAACATACTTCAGAAAATGGAGAAAGTGTTACAACAGATGAATTAGATGACATGGTTGAACGAGAGCGATCGGTTGCACAATTTTATGCTGATCGTTTTATTGATTATATCAACAATAATACATCAAGTTTTCCTGAATATTTAAGTAATTCAAACGGAGACATTTATCCAGATAATACATCATATAGTGGCTTTGTATTATAAAACAACTAAAATAAAAAAAATGCCAAATAACGTTGGTCATGGGAAAATGTACGAACAATCTGATTGGGGACCCGATGCAGGATTTCATTTAAAAACCATAATAAAATATGCCACTCAGGCATTACAAAAACTAATAAAATTTACAGTTGATACAACCAAAAGTTTTATTAGTTCAATAAAAGAAACTTTAGATCAAACAATAAAATTATAATGGCTAAACAAGATTTAAACTTAGGAACAGAAAACCAAGGAGATGGCGACCCTATAAGAACGGCGGCAATAAAAATTCAAGCAAATTTTGATGAAATTTATGCCAAAGCAGTAACGCCATTATTTGCTACAATTTCTGAATTACCAACTGCATCTGACCATCATGGAATGTTTGCCCACGTACACGCTACGGGGTCAGCATATTTTGCGCACGGTGGTAATTGGGTAAAGTTAAAGCCATTTAATTTACCGCCGACAACTGTCGCTAAAAACGGGTCAAATGTCTTTGCGGTTGATCTTTCTGATAATGATAATTTTATTTTGGAAGCTTCAGGAACTTGGGCAATTACTGTCGCTGTAACAAGTGATCAAATCGGACAAGCGGGAAACATAATAATCAAAAACACAGCGGTAACCTCTCCAGCATCATTGCCTTCAAACCTTAAAACACCTAATGGAGATACAATCGCATGGCAAACAGATTCAGGAGATGTTTCTATAATTTCTTATTTCGTTGTAGATACATCAACAATTTTAGTCAATTATGTAGCAAACTTCAGTTAATGAAACACATTGGATTCCAAAAAATACACAAATTTAATACTGCCACTCAGGTTAGTACAACATTTGTAACTGATAAAGCCACGGCAACGAGTTGGGCAACCTCAACAAATACAACATCAGCCGTTACAACATCAACAACGACAACGAGTAATTGGACAACACAATGGCAAACATCGACTTCAACATTAACAACGTGGTCAACGTCTTCAATATTAAATTTTAATACATCAACAACTTGGGCAATTACTGTTGGAGCGTCTTCTTCTTGGTCAACTTCTTCATCAATCCAAACATTAAAATCAACATCAAGTTCATTTACTACGTCTGTTGGAAGATCAAGATCAACGTATTATTACAGAAGCACAAGTTATTCAGCTAGTACGACAAAATCTAGAAACACCACAAAAAGTGCAACAACCTCATGGACTGAATCGACTACTTATACCGGTTCAGGTACGGTTAATTTTACCACTTATTACAACGCGGGAACTTATAGAACAACCTGTACTTATCCGGGTTCTGGCGGCGGTGGTGGGTTTTATTGTTTACCTACAGGAACGGATATTAATATTAGCACGACTGAAACAAAACCAATTGAAGATTTAGTTGTTGGAGATACTATTTTAAGTAAAGGCGGTGGGTTTAATACGGATGACCACATGGAAATGCACGAGTACAGCGCTAAAAACTTGACAGGACATTTAAGAGAAACTACAATAACTGCCCATTTTTCATCTGAATCGGATGATAATATAAATTTCAATGATGGTCTTTTAATTGCAACCCGTTTACATTACCATATTATGAAAATTGACGGCAAATGGGCGGTTAGACCAATCTATCTTGCTCAATTATATGTTGAAGCGGGATTAGAAGTTTTTTTCTATACAATAGATGGAACGGAAATAGAAATAACAAGCGCAGTTAGTAATACAGACCCGATAACAGTATGGGAAATTGATACAGAACCGGATGATGTTTATTTTGCAAATGGACTTTTAACTCATAACAATAAAAGAGACTAAAAATGGGATGTTATAATACTTATTGGTTAACTGCAAAAAGTCATAGCACGAGCCGAAGTAGCAGCTACACTTATAGCGCAAATACAACAAAAAGTAGAACAACCTCATGGACTGCTTCAACTTCATATTCTGCAAACACAACAAAAACTCGTAGTACAATTGTTTATTATACCACGTCTTGGAATAGTAGTAGAACAACATCAGCGAGTTTTAACACTTTAAAAAATACGCTTACTTCTTGGAATACATCAACCACTTGGAATACTAATACAACGACAACTTCAACGTGGAATACTACCTCAACGACAAATTTTAATACCAATACAACCAAATTAACTAATACTCTTTACCAACGTGCAACATCCTCATCATGGATAACAGCATTTTCAACTGATTATCCTATTGTTCAAAATTATACAGCAGTTAGAAACACGGCTACCGCCACAACGGTTAACACCACAATAGACACAACAAAATTAACAGACTTTTACAACTAAAATTAATTGCATGGAAATGTTTAATCCCGATGTTTTACAAGAACGCATTGGACCTTTAAAAAAAGCAGAAAATTTAACCGATCTAAAAGAGGTTGAAAAATACGTTTTGTCAAAATTAAATGAAGTTGGGTTAGAAACTTCCTACGATGTTTTAGCACAAGAAATGCCGTATTTCAGAACGATGGGTTATACTGAATATGCCACTTGTTTTATCTTCCAACCTTTAAACATGGAAATTAGGTCTCAAATGATACGTGATGCTAATCAAGATGAGGTTAAAACGCTTGATTTTGCAAAGTATTTCAGAAATAACATATTAAATAAACAAGCTAATAAATATCAAGAACGGGAAACAGATGATAGATACCCTTTAAAAGAGTTTTTAGTGGTGTTACCCGGTAGCAATAAGATAAAAGAACGTACTTGTTTAAATAAGCTAAAATACATCGCTAAAACGTATAAAGGGAATGTATGGTTCAAACCTCATCCAATAACAACCCACGCAGTAATTGGGGAATTAAAAGATTTATTAGGCGAAGACCAATTATTGCCTAGAAACGTTGATATGTATCATTATTTAAAATTTGCTGCAAAGGTATTTACAACTCATATTTCAGAATCTGCAATGTATGGCGTTGCAATGGGTAAAAAAATTGAACCGATAGACGTTTTAAATGATATTCAAATGGGATCGTTTTATAATATCAATCGTTTTTTATTTAAAAATCAAGCGGATGGAGAAAATTGGATTAATAAAACATTATCAAGCCCCAAATCAGGTTTTATATGCCCAAAATTAGATACAGATTGGCGAAAAAAAGTTGATGACTATATTGAATACATTGTTGAAGTTAGAGAAAAATATAAGGGTTGGTATATAGACCAAAACCCTAAAAAGAAAAATAAAAAATGACAACTGAAAAACCATTGGCAATAAACCTTTTAGCAATAATATTTAGCAACGTTCCATCTGTGAATGATCATCTTCAAACTATCGTTTTAGTACTATCAATTATTGTTTCATCTATTCACATTTACAGAAGCTATAAAAAATGAATTTAAAACACTTTAAAAATGAAGAATTTGATGACAAAGATTTACCTAATTCTTGGGTTAATATGGATCGTGAGTTTGTCAAATTGTGCGACATGGCACGCTCCAAATGTAACTTTCCATGGCGTATCACTTCTGCCTATAGAACGCAAGAAACCCTCGATCGACTTATTAGAGAAGGCTATAAAGCAAGTAGAACATCAGAA